TGTTAAGCCGTTTTTCTTCTCGTAGCTACGCAGACCACCTAGACCTAACATACCCATAAGTACAGGTAGCATGGTAGAGGTGTCAGCTTGTGGAATAATAATGCCTAGTGGATGTAGCAATGGAGATATAAGAAAGTTTATAGCAAATCCTGATACACATACCCAACCTACTGCTGGTCTCCAACCTGCTTGAAACCATGCACCTTTAGCATCTTCTTTGTTAACTGCTATTTGTGCTAAAGCAATTTCATGAGCTTGCTTTTCTGCTAGTGTTGCTATTTCGTGTGCTAACTTATTTTTCGTGTCTATGTCTGGAATAAATTTATCTAATAATTTAGAAACTGGAGATATAAGTGCTGCTAACATTAATTCATCCACCCTCTAATGATAATAGAAACTAGACCACCAATGAAAGATGCTATAGCCATACCCATCCAAAAACCACCTTTACTTTGATTAGCTAGGGCAAGCAATTCTTTCATATCTTTTCTTAACTCATTTTGGCTATTTTGAAGGTGACCTATTTGTTCCTTCATTTTACCAAATTCTACAGGGTCTATTTCGCTCATTATTTTCCTTTATATTGGTATTCTAGTATCTGGTCCTATTTCTTCTAAGGAATCTATAAGAGACCTAAGTCTTTCATTAGTACCGTCACGTTCATCAAAAACGTCGTCTAACAAACCTAAGCCTATGGAACTTGCTGTAGGGTCTATTTGAACACGTGGTTTAAAATTAAAATCTTCAGATACGTTTATTATATTGTCTATATTTTTAGATTGCTTTTCAAGTAAAGATTTTCCTGCTTTTCTAGCTGCTAGCCCTGTGCCATAGCCACCTACTATAGCGGGTAAAATTGCTTCGAATGGTATGCCCATTTTCTGAGCTATCATTGTTGGTATACCTCCTGTGACAGCAGCACCTGCTATTGATTTAGGAGCCAATTGGCTGAAAATATTTAAAGTTTTATTAAGCTTTCCTCCCTTTGCAAACATTTCAAGAGCTTCTATCTCAGCTCTACTATATAGTTTAGTTCTTTTGGGATTAATAACCATATTTAAAACAAGCTGTTGAAACTTATCCATTTCAGTTCCAGTTTTGCTTCCTCTGAAATCTGCTACACGTTTCATTTGAGCTATTTCTTTCATTTTTGCTTGAGTTCCCCAAGCTGTTCTAGCTAAGCGCCATTTTGAAAAAGATTCATTAGACCCTTTAATTAAGTCTATTGGTTTTACAGACATTGTAAATTTATCTAATGCTGTCATTGCGTTTAAACCTAACTTACTAACTGTATTGTTAGAATGGCTTGCAGCATCTCCTGCTAGTGTTCTTAATGTTTGAAGTTGCTCTAATGTAACACCACCTCTTTGTTTTGATAGCTTTGCTATTTCATCTATAATACCTTTCGCTGTGTTTTGGTCTGCTATAGAGCCTCTAAATCCTCCCTTTTCAAATTTAACTTTTAATGAGTCGGCAAAATCTTTAAATATCTTTTTCTTAATTACCGCTCCAGCTTCATCTGCTTCTTTGTATAGTTTAGTAGCAAACTGTTTTTGTTCTGATTGAGTTTTTCTTTCTTTTAAAGGCTTTTTTGTTTTCGTAATTACTTTACCAGGAAGTCTAGATGTAATTGGAGATATTGCCGGTATTTTAGCGTCTTCAAAAAAATCACCTATAGCCTTTACATTTCTTTGTCCCTCTTTAGACTCTGGAGCATCTATTGCTTTATTAATAAAGCTAGCGGATTTTTTAGCTTCCACTCCTGCTTCAACATCACTCATACCACCAAGCTTATTTTTTGCTTTTAATCCTTCCTCTACTAACACACCAACTAATCCTGCTGGTATTCCTGAAACTAACGTTTTTGCTGTTTCTAATCCACCATATATTTCTGAGCCTATATTAGTACCGCCAACATTTTCTAAACCTCTTTGTAGTGGAGTTTTACTGGCCTCATAAATATCATCAGCTTCTTGTGTTTTTAATTTTCTTTCGTCGGCTTGGTCTAAACCTTTTAATTGTATTTCTTTTTTAGATAATTTTTCAGGGTCTGCAAATACAATTTCTTCTCTTCCATCAGTTAATTTTATTTTGTATTTTTTAATTGGCATTATCCGATTTCCTCCATTGATTCTACACCTTCTACTGCTCCACTAAACCCTCTATCAGGGAATAATTCTAACATTAGCCTACCAGTTTCTTCTTGGTATTCTTGTTGCAATAGAAATAATCCTTCATCTAATTCATTCTTTGTTTTTGCTATAAATTCTCCATTTTCATCTGTCAACCTAGAAGTCATACCCATTTTATACTGTAGCATTTTTTTCGATAGATTAGCAGACCTTTCGCTTATTAAACTTAACATTTTAAGTATATCTTCGTTGGCTTTTTTAGATTTACCTAAATCGTTAACCATTGTTTGGAATACTCTAAAATCGTTATCTGTCATAACACCAGATGCAGCAGGTCTTTGTGCAATTGCTAGTTTATTACCAATTGATTCAAAAACTTCTCCAGAAGCTAATTCTTCTTCACTGTAACGTTTTGGTTCCATATTCAAAGCAATAAGCATTTTATCTATAGCTCTAAATGCTTCTGTTCCTACTCCAGTTTGCCCTATGTGTGGTAAAAGTTTAAGAGCTGCTGCATAGTTAGCAAAATTAGAACTTGCTTGTTTCGATGTTTTAAATTGATTTGAATATTCTCCGTATAAGGTTTCATTGATAGTTTTTTTACCGCTATCTGATAAGTCGACGTTTACCAAAGAAGCTCCTATAGGTTTAAACTCTCCAGTTCTTAAATTTACTTGTCCACCTTTTCTAGGGTCCCCTCCATACGCTTCTATTTCTTCTTGTGTTGCAGGTCTAAATTGCTCAGGATTTTGAGTTTCATAATTTAATTTACCTATTTCTGCTTCAATTTTTGCTATATCATATATAGGTTTAGCTTTGTCAGGGTAAAGCATAGCAAACTCTTGAAGATTTTTTTTATTTAATTCTCTTGGGAACGTAGTTGTTATTTCTTCTGGGTTACCAACCTTAAAGCTTGGCGCTTGTTGAACACCGTCAGCAGACATTAATCTTTGGTCTGGTACAGGAGACATAACAGTTCTTGTAATTGGGTCTGCTTGAGTAAATAAATTAGCTCTTGCTTTTTCCATTTCATCGTTTAATTTAATAGCCTTTACCTTTTCTCTTAGCTCAGCTAATTGTCCTAAATTGTCGTATGGTTTTTGTGCAGCGTCTAAACCTGTCTTAGCAGCTGTTGCTAAATAAGGTAAAGGACTACCATATCCTTTATTCTTAGGTTGCATAGCATAACTTAAAGCCATGTTTAACAAGCCTTGAACTTTAGACTTTTCCCTTGCTCTTTTTACATCTTTATCTTTTAATATGCCAGCATCTAGCAACATTCTATCCCTGCTGCTTAAACCTAAACCTAATATATCTTCACCTATATTTAGGTTGTCATAAAAATTCTTTGCTTTGTCAAAAAGTGCCATGTATTTTTCCTAGGTAAAATATTTTTGTCTGATTAATCTTTCTTCCATGTCTTCGTAAAGTTGATTATTTAGTAATGAAGGGTCTGATACTCCCGCTATAGTCTCAGCCTCATTAGGACCTAATACGTTTAAAAAACCTGGTGGTTCTGGTACTATACTAGATTGCTTTACATCTACCGGTAAAACCGGTGCTATTTCTTGCGGCTCCATAGAGTCTTTATATGCATCTAGTCCTTCGTTTGCTATTACTGATTCTAAGCCCATATCTTCTGTGTTTTTATCTAAAAACTCTATTCCTGTTTTAGCAAAATCATTAAGAGGTGAACTAGTTATATCAAAGCCTTTTGTCATTGGCTTAGCATATTCTGCAAAATTAGCTTGCATTCCACCCATTTCAACTGGGTTTATAGCCATACTTGGCAGTGCCGCACTTGTTGCATCTAAAGGTAATGCTGCAAAATCTGCAGTACTCATTAATGCAGGGTTTACTGTCGATTGTGTTAATTGTTCTGCCAGTAAAGCATCTGCGCCAGGTCCCATTGATACAGCACTTGTACCTACAGCCTCTCCTAATCCTCCAGCTGCTGATAAACCACCAGATAAAGCACTTCCAGCGCCACCTAAAGCTCCTCCAATTAATGCTCCTTTAAATGGAGAATCACCTCTTGCCATACTAGATACTGCTCCTACTCCTGCTCCTACTAACATTGCATGGGCCATTATTTACCTCCTCCAGATTGAGTGGTTGTTTGATTAACTGGAGCTGGTGCTCCATAAGCCGCTGATAAATAAGATTGCAACTGTTGCCTTGGAGCATTTGCACCATACTCATATCTAGCTATATCTGACTGTAGTGCATTTTTATCAAAACCTTCTCTCATTTTTCCTACATTCATTAATTGCTGTATATCAGAATAATCTTGCGACGCTAATGAACCAGCTTGGCTTATTGCTGCATCTTGCCTACCTCTTTCTGTGGCATAGTTTTGATACGCAAGCTCTGAGCCTCTTTGTGATAAAGCATTGGCTAAATTTTCTGTTGCTTGAGATTCTAACTCACCCATTGCTCCAGAACCATACCTACCAGATGCTGCTGTTCTTCCACCTATATCTCTAATCGCCTTATTAAATTCAGACACAACAGGTTTTGCAGCATTTGACATCATTTCTGCAAAATAAGGATTTGTTGCGGATAATCTGTCTCCTCTAATAGTACCTAATGCCTCTGCCTGCGCTGCGGGCACTAGAGGGCTTCCAGAAATAGCTCTTGATTCAGCAAGTGCTAAGGCATCAGTTGTAGCTGAAGAAGGGTCTACATATGTTTTACCTGGGTAATAATCAGGAGCTCCAGCTTTATACTGTTCTTGAGCTTCATCCAAGCCATATGTTATATACGGTAATATAGCAGGGTCTATTTCTTGTTTTGTCGTAGAAGTTCCACCTCCTCCACCACCTTTAAATAGTTTTCTCCCTAACTTACCGTTATCCTCTGATTGAGGTCCGTCTAGCTCTGGAAAATAATCGTTCATAGTTTTAGCTCCATTAATCTGTACTTAGGTTTAAAATTAAATCTAGAAAATAATCTTTCTAAAGATTTGTAACCAGTAGAACATTGTACAGATGTTCCACCGCTGCTTTTTATCCACTCGATAAATTCTGAATATACCTCTTTAAATTTTGTTCCACCAGCATAGGTAACATATGCTACTCTATCATTAGGGTAAACTATCCATTGTAAAGTACAAGCACTATAACAATTCTTATCATCTCCAATTCCTAACAATAACTGTTGCTGCCCTTGTGATGCCATTAATTTTAATTGGTCTATACTAAACTCTCCGTTTCCTTTTTCTATGGCTTTTATTAAATGTTTTTCTGCTAAGTGCCAATATTGTTGAACATTATTAGTGGGAACAACGTATACTTTTATAGTCATAATTCTCCTTATTTAACCTACTATAATGTAAGCAAACAATAAGTCTGCATGTGCAACACTTGTATGTGTTATAACTGCACTACCTTTAGCATGACTGGAGATGTAAGGTGATTGCGCTGCTGCGTTAGCAGTTAAAGGTGATAGTAAAATAACACTATCAAAACCTAATCTCTCATCATTTAAAGTGGTTGTTGTAGAACTTGCTGATAATGTAATACCGCCAGTATTATTTGTTTTGCCATTCATAGCATTATTAGTTACTTCTGCAACTGCTCTAGGCTCACCGCCTTGATAAGGCAATGTTCTATACATTCCTGCCATTATCTACTACCTTGAGTTTTAAAATCTACATCTACAGCCATAGCTGTACGCCATGAGCCTGTGGGTTTTACCGATACCCTATGGTATCTACCCCCAGTTCTAATGTTAGCCCTACCCTCTGAAGAAGTAGATACAGTAGCTCCAAAAATAATTGAATCATCTAATTCTCTTCGACTAGCTATAGCAATGTCAGCACTTCCATTATCTATTTGTGGTCTTAATAAATTAATTACAGAATTATACCCATCTTCTAAATCAGTTGTTACTAACTCACTATTATAAGAAGAGCCTGTAAAAGTAATTATCTTAGTATCTTTTGCACCAGCAAATAAAAATTTTCCACCTATCCATAATCTAGCATCTAGTGATGCAGGCATGGTATCTATATCAGTATAGCCTAAAGTACCTAAACCTTCTAACGTAGTTCCTGAAGTAGCTATATTTCCTAATACCGTTGCTGTAGTTTCTACTCTTGACCATTTATCAATAGTCCAATTATATACAAGCATGCTTCTGCCACCACCAACATTAGCATAGTTCCATATAGCAATATTTAATGCTGGATTAATAGAGGTTGTCATTGAGTTTAAATCACTTAAGTCACAATCAGAGAAAAACCATCTATCTATTTTTTCATTACCTATTGCTTGTACTTGAGTTCCGTCACACCTATAAAAACCGTCATCACTTAAAAAGAATGAAACATTATTATATTGACATACAGAGTTGCCATTTAGACAACCTAACCCTCTAGATATGTTGTCAAATTGAAAGAATAACGGTGACCCAACATAAGACATTCGCACTACAGATTTTTCTAGAAAAACTAAACCAAATTCACCACCTGTTAATGCTTGTACATTACCACCATCTGCAATAACTTGTACATCTGACTGTGAAGTAGAACCTGCAGTCCAATCAGTTTCATCGTTGATGTCCGACCAACGTACTGAAGACCGACCTAAAGCTCCTGTTGCTAAACTTCCTGTAACAACAAAATCTCTTACTACTGTTATGTTTTTTACTGTTGGAGATGTTGCTACGTCTGCCCATGCAGTTGATGTACCAATTGTCCAATATTGTACAGCAGTTGTTCCGTTAACTGCTAAGACTGTTTTTCCAAATTGCGTAAACTTCCATGGAAATGTACCTGTATAACCACCAGACCTAGATTTATCTTCTAATGCCTCTGTAGCAGAATTAAATTTAAACAATTTAGTAGAGCCACCTGCAAATAATACAACTTCTGTGTCCCATTTTGAAACAAATACAGAATTAATATTTTCCGATGCTGCTTCACTAAAATCTTCGGCATTAGGAAAAGGTTGATAGCCTACAGATACAGGTATTACATTTTTTGCATCATTTAAACTTCCTGCATTATCAGGTTGGTCAGGGTTCCAATCATTAAATAGTACGCGTTTAGTAGCCATTAGTTTATTTCGGTTCCTATTATTGTTCCTGCAACTGTTTTTGTAGTTAATGAAATGCCATCGATAGCATAACCAGCTCTACCACCTAAATTTGTACCATCAAAATCAGGATTAGGTACTCCACGAGAACCAGCAGTTCCAAGATTACCACCATTACCACCTACTGACCCATATTGTTGTTCACTAGAGCCTGGAGTTGAGTAATAAGAATTTCCAGAACCTCCTGTGGTTGCTGTACCTACCGAACCAGCTGGGCCTGCTCCTCCTCCACCTTGACCTACAACACTTCCTGCTCCTCCTCCACCATTTCCTGTGTAGTCATCGTAAGTTTCGCCAGAACGATTAGTTCTTCCACCTCCACCTCCTCCTCCACCACCAGCAGCAATAGTTGTATTGTTAGTTAGTTTAAGAGTGTTTCTGGTGTATATAGCAGTACCACCTTCTGTGCCTGGTTTAGCAGCTGGGCCTATTCCAGCTACCCTATCACCACCTTTTCCACCTGCTCCAATAATACTACCATTATTTGTTAAATAAACAATAGTTCCAGAAGCAAATCCATCTATAGACAGCGCAGGTAATGTATAACTAGAGCTGCTAATTTCAACGCCAGATGCAATTTCAACTACTGCCGTTATTGGTGATATAGGGCTACCAAGTAAAGTAAATAAATTTACATTTTGTGCAGATGCAGTAATGGTAGCTGTGTTAAACATAAGATACCAAGTACCACCTTGTCTAACATAAATTTGGTTTGCTTGTTTCCATACGCCACCATCTTTAGCATAAATTTTAGATGGAGCAGCAAATGAGCCAGAATTTTTTACTTGTATTGTCATTAAATTTGATACCAAATATCTCCATCACTACCACCACTTGGAGAGGATGAAGATATTGTTTTTGCTCCTGTAGCGTTTGTTCCTATGTCTGCAACATTAACTGAATTTATAGTGCCAGCAGTTGTCCATGTGCCGCCAGTAATTGCAACAGCATTTGCATTTTGAGTTGCAATAGTACCTAAAGTACCTACTTTAGTTTGCACAAAAGCAGTGGTAGCTAGTTGTGTGGTATTTGTTGAGGCAGCTGCTGTTGGAGCTGTTGGAATACCAGTTAAAGTTGTTGTACCATCAACCGTTAAATTACCACCAACCACTAAATTATCATCATCATATCCAGTAGAGAAGTTTTTAACTTGTGCCATAATTTCACGTAGCGCATTATTAATAGTTGCTGGAGGGCATCCTTCATTTATGTTAATGCCACCAACGTCTGTATTGGAGCCTGCTGTGTCTGACCATTCTGATATTTTATCTCTACTCATATTATCCTATCCTTAACCAAATGTTTGAGCCTACTGGAACAGGTGTCCAATTACGACCACGATTATGCCCACTAGCTGTTAAATTTATTGTTGACGAAATTGATGCATCTGCTGAAAAAATTACACCACTTGCTACACTTACTGAAGCTATCCCAGATATGCTTGGAGTAGCTGATATAGTATATCCACCTAATGCCGTTAGATTACTAGTGCTAGATATATCGGCTTCACCTAACACAAATTGCCCAGCAGATTCTGCTGTTACACTAGCTGTACCACTTATAGTTGCTTCTGCACTAACTATTTGACCAGAAGTTATTGCTTGTAATATTGCTGCACCATTTATATCAGCACCACCAATAACTATTTGACTTCCAGATACGGCTAATACAGTTGCTGTGCCTGTGAAACCAGCTTCACCTAATACAGTTTGACCTGTTGTTATTGCTACAACAGTTGCTGATGCTGTTATAGATGCATTGGCTTCTTTAATGCCACTAGGTAATGAACTAAAAGGAGCTGCTGAAAAACTACTTATACCAAACATTCATTGCTCCTAAAATTTATCAAGTGTTTTTTTAATTTTATCTAATATCATAGGCATAAGTTTCATTCCTGAATAGCCTACAAAAAATGCTAATGCAGGTGCAAAAGTACCGTGTAAATTAAATGATTCTATTACTGGTGGTATTAAAAATTTAGCTGATATTAAAGCAATACATATATTGTAAAATAATTCTTGTCTATGTCTTTTTCTTTCTACTAACCAATTTATATGACCGCCTTTTGGCCTTCTACCTTTTACTTTTTTGGTATTGTAGTTGCATAAACCACCTGCAATAGATGCTATTACAATTATCCAATCCATTAGTTAAAGACCTAATTCAGTTTTAAGTTTTGGTATGTTTAGCTGAGGAACAACTATTTCTTCATGTTGTGTTTCTTGTGACCAAGATGTTCCTACTAAAGTTTCTACTTCTGTTTGCTTTTCAGGTTTGTCATCAAGCATTTCTTTTTTGCAATATATTTCGCACCAACCTAATCCCGCTAATGCTAAAGCATCTTTTAAATCTTGTAAACTAGCACCCTCTTCTACAAGGGTTGCTATGTTATAGTTTAATTTTTCATTGTCATCAGGGTTTTGTGATTTAGTTTTATCCGAAGCAAAACTAACTACAACAGCTTGAGTGTCCTTATTGTATTCATGTACTTTTGTATATATTGTTGCCATAATTTTTTCCTAAATTAAAATTAAGTTACTCCACCTAATCGTGTTCCTGTAGTTGCCCATGTAATATTTGAGTTGCCGTTTGCATAATTTCCTGCAGCACCGCCTCCTCCTCCTGAACCACTTCCAGACCCTCCTGTACCACCTGCAGCACCTAGTCCGCCTCCTGCTCCACCACCATTCCCACCAGAACCTCCTCCGCCTCCTGATGTTTTAGAGCCTCCTGAACCTGCATTACCTCCACCACTAGAAGATTGACCAGATGTACCACCTCCGCCACCTGCACTATAACCTGCACCACCGCCTCCGCCAGCCCCTCTATTTTGACGGAAAGACAAACAACTATAAAAATATTGAGCACAATAGGTGCTACCACTCGAACCACCACCGCCGCCACCGCCACCAGCAACTGTACCGTTATTAGTAATATTAACAGCTCGTTGTGCTAAGATAGCTACGCCACCTGGTCCGCCACCACCACCATTCGCACCAGAATAAGCAAAAGCAGAGCCAGTTCCTCCTACTCCGCCTGTACCTACAATAAATCCATTATTAATAATAAATATTTCATCGCCTGCATCGAAGTCACTTGGAATAGTTAATGCTACTGCACCTGCACTATTTGACCCTACATAGATTCCAGAGTTAATAGTAAGAGTTAAAATACTATTACCTGCTACATATTCGCTACCTCGATTAGCCCAAATATTATAGTTTTGTGTGTCAGCACTTATAGTTAAAGCAATCTCTACAGCTCCACCTGCTCCTGCAGCTTGCATCATTCTTGACCTATTAAACATTAAGCAAATCCTGTTCCTGATTGCATGCCATACCAATTAGCTCCGTCTGAATAAAATACATATATATCTATTCCTGTTCCTTTGTCTGGTTCAGAACCACCATTCCATTTAATAGTACCTGCCCAAGTAATAGTGTTACCTGTTGCGTGGACAATAGTAAAAGATTTACCTGCTGCAGCTGTTGGCATAGTAATTGTCATAGTGCCTGTGCATGAAAAGACTGTGCCTTCTGTTGCAAGGTTAGGTGTAAAACTCGCTGACTTAGTTACCTGTGTTTCTGTGACACCTGTAAATGTTTGTACACCTGTAAATGTTTGAGCATTAGTTAAATCTAATGTAAAGGCTGTGCCACCAAGACTTAACCCAGCACCTGCTGTATAAGTAGTGTTGGTTGGTACTGCCCATGTCATTACGCCAGAACCATTAGTTTGTAAAAACTCATTAGCATCACCATCATCATTAGGAAAAGTTAATGTGTAACTAGCTCCTGCACTATGCGGTGGACTTTTAAGTTTAATACCATGAGAGTTTACATAACAATTTAATTGTATATAACCATCTTGTGATACTCCATCACCCTTAGCTTCTAAACTAGGTACAGAAGCTGTAGATACTAAATTTAATTTGTCTGTAGTAACTGCATCATTAACAATCTTATTAGTAGTAACTGCATTGTTAGTAATGTTAGCTTCTACTACCACATTACTGCCACTAATATTATCAGAGTTATCTAATGCTACAGCTTTTTCAGCAGGATAGGTGCAAAATACATCACTTGTACCAGCTAAAGTAATTGCACTACCACTATTACTAGATTCAAGAACAGTTGTTCGTGCTAATACTGTACCTGATGCTGTATAAGTGCCTAGACCTACTTCCCAATTATTGCCACTTTTAATAGCATAATAGGTAGTATTACCATCACCAATAACAGAAAAAGACTGGAATCCATCTTTAGCACCTGCTAGTGTTATATTACCAGTACCAGTAGTCGTGGTAGTTTCTTGTACTCTATCTTTGACAATAAGTGCCATGATTTATCCTCTATGCTAATGTTACTGTTAGGTTACCTGTTACAATTTTAAATACATCGCCTGTGTCAATAGTTTTAGCTGCATCTAAAGCTGTGTGGTATAACATATTACCACCAGAAAGTGAATCCCATAAACCTATCCAACCTACAGTTCCAAAAGCTGCTGTTGCTGTGGGAAAAGTCACATCTGCTGTAGATGCAACACTACCACCTGCACCTGATGCTGCAGCCATTGTTACTCTTGTTCTTGCATAAGAGCCACCAGAAACTTCTGTGCCTGTTCCAGCATCTGTTGGGTCTGATGTGTGTAAAGAAACATATGGTCGGTCAAAACCTGCATATGCTGTACCTTTTAATGTTAAATCTAGAAGTTTAATTTCTAGATAGTTAGACATATCTGCCATAATAAATTACCTCGTAGTTAAAGTTATAGACATTGGATGAGCAGGAAATTCCCCCTCATCATCTGATTTAGTTAAAGCATTAACACCTCTGTCATACATAGCTGCCCAAGTATTAATCCTTTCATCATTCATCAAGAATGGCTCTGCTTCACCAAGTGCTGCGTAAAGCAGTAAATCAGGCGTGTTTGCTAACCATAGGTTTGACGAAACTGTTGAGCTCATGCGTTCTGGCTTAAAGTAATAAAGCATCTGAACTGTATAAGCTGCATTTGGAATAGGAGCGAATTGAAACTCACTTCCTAAAGAAGTATAAAATATAGGTTGGCCGCTATTAGTTGAACGTGTATTTCTAAAAAAATTACTAGGTGATTGATAAGTAACTGTTGCTATAGGGTCTGTAGAAGATATATGCAAGTCTTTCATTGCTACAAAATCCGATGGCACTTCTACTTTGCTATCACCAGATGTTGTTGTAGTAGTTGCTAGCTTTAATGTTTGTCTAATACGTAAATCCCTACTTAATCTATCTTCTGCCAATCTAATAAATTCTGGTATAGATGCAGATAAATCACTACGAGCTAAATAATTAGCTATGGTAGCTTGCAGCGTTGTATAATCTGTGAAAAATGCCATTTACACCCTACCTTGTTTTGTTCTAAAAAATCTATTGTCTGGGTCGTTTAACCATTGTTTAAACTTCTTTTGGTCTAATACATGAAAACCTCTCATGATGCCTTTTTGGTTTAATGAATCTATTACTGTCATCGGTATAGATGCTATTTTATTGTCAAATATATCATTACCCCAAGATGTGCTTGTTTGGTTATATTCTTGTTTATTTTTTTCTACTATATCAGTAACATCTTGCTTTACTTCTACCACTTTTCCTAAGTCAGTATCATGCGATTTAGCTGTTCTAAATTGTGATTTTTTTAATTGGTCGTTTAATTTACCCATAATAATCCTTATGATACTGCCCACCGAAGTGGGCATATATCAATTAGTATTAAGATACTAATAAGTCAGCCACGATACCGTGTGCTGCTTCGTTGTTAACTTGCAGAGTATACTCTGAAAGCATTTGATGTTTCTCACTATCACCAACCTTAGCTAATAAGTTGCTTTGGAAAGGACGTAGTGTTGCGATGTTAAGCATTGTAGGGTCAAGTACAAAAGCTTGCTCACCTGTACCAGTGCCTGTGTCTCTAGTCATAAATCTGTCAGGTACAACAGATAAAGTACCAAAGTCTGACATATAAACATCGGCAGCACCTACAATAGTAGATTGCTTGTCTGATGGAGCCATGTAACGCTGTGCTGCAATACCAGTAAATGCTGATACTGCTTGTTTTTGAGTTGGAGGTACTACCAACATAGTTGGGTTACCACCGTTTTCAAATACAGATTTAACACATTCTTTTAATTTGTCTTCACCGAAAGCTAAAGGAGTTCCTTTAGTACGAGTAGCTGTTCCGTTACCACCTACAGGGCCTGCTGGAGAACCTGCTGTAGCTTCTGTAACATAGTTAGTTAATAACCATGTTTGTAAAGAACCTAAAAGTCTAGCTGCTGAACCTGCTGTACCCGCTGACTGTGCTACGTTACCAAGGATAGTTTTTTCCATGTCTCGTTTTAGCTCTTGTCCTGCTTTAGCTAATTGATAAGCTGTTTCTGTCTTACGACCTGCTTTATCAACTGCATCAAGAGTACCAGATACGTGAACTGTTTTACCTTGAATTTGTGTTTTATTAGCCACACGAACAGTAGGAGTATCTGATGCACCAGATGCATCTGCTCCTTCTACTAAACCTCCTGCAGAAGCCGCAGCGAGATTATCCGTTTGCCATTCATGTGTAGTGCCTTTTGCAGTAGTTTTTCCTATAGAGGAAACTACTGGTGTTTCTGTTGGTGCAATGTTATAGATTGTGTTGCTTAAATCTTCACGTTGACCAATAGCTGTATACGTTCTAAATTCTGCCATTGTTTTTCCTTAAATAAAGTTTTCAATCATAGCCGCTGCGTCTCTAGCATCGCCAGTTTGCATTAGCTTACGTTGTAATTTTTTGGTTCTATCGGTTACACTTTGCTTCACTTTAGCTCCGCTTTTTATAGTTTTTGGAGCTTTTGCGACTTTCTTCTTTACACCTGATTTAGATGCTTGAAGTTTATCCCATTGTGATGCTTTATGTAATACTAGAACATGGCGTGAGTCATAGACTTGAGATAACTCTTCGTCTGTAAATCCAGCCTTTTTACCGTAGTTACGAATTTCATTACGAATTTGTTCGCCTTTGGCTTTGTCTGAAAACTCTGGTAAGGATTGGGCAAGTTTTTGAGCTTCCTGTTTAACAAATGATACCATTTGATTGTCTCTATCTGCTTGTTGCTCTTTAGCAATTCTTTGACGCTCAAATTGTACTTTTTGTAGTTGCTCTTTTTTCTCGGTCATTTCTGCGACCTTAACTGCATATCCTATCGGGTCGTTCTCTTTCATTACAGCTAAATCTTCGGGTTTTTCAGCAGTACCTGTTAAAAGCTCTTCAACTGACTGTAATCTTTGTGAATATTCATCCCTAACTTTTCTAGCTTCAATAATAGCTTTAGCTTCTTGGTCTATAATCTTACGCTGCTCAGCTACTTCTTGAGTCTTTTTAGTATAATCAGAGCCAAGTTGATATGATTTTACAAGCTCGTCAAGGGTAACTTCTTTTTCTTCACCTGCTGCCTTTACTGTGAAAGTTTGTTCTTCCTCAACCTCTTCTTCTTCAACTTCAGTCTCGGATTCTTCTTCGGCTTCTTCATCAACCTCTTCTACTTCTAGTTCGGTTTCTTCTTCTACCTCAGCGTCCTCTACTTCTGTACTTTGTGTATCTTCTTCAGTTTCAGTTGGTTGCTCGTTAGAGTCCTCTGTTGTGGATAACATACCTTCAATAGCAGAAGTTGCATCTGATACTGTTAAGTCCGACCCACTTTCCTCAACTTCGGAAGTCATGGTTTCTTCACTCATTTCATTTCCTTAATTACTCTCTAGGCGGAGTATTACCATATAAGCAAGTGCTTATAATATCGTCCATGATTTATCCTTAATCTTGTCGCTGTTTGCAACAGATTCAAGTCTAGTCATCATGCTTTCTATAGCCTTTAATCTCATATATGCAACCTCTCTATCTTTAACATCGTGTGGATTAGAGTGCTTTATGCTATCAAGGCATTCGTTAGTCATATCTTTTATTTCTTCTAAAAAAACTTCGTTGCTTATAATTGTTTTTATTTCTAGTGTTTTATCCATTACATACCAGCTATATTATTAATCTTATCTAATGCATCAACAACTACTTTCATTTCACTTTGAGTTACTTTTGCATCACTTTCATCAGATTTTTGTATTAACTCTAATTCTTTTATAGCCATTTCTTTTTCAAATTCTACTTTTTCTTGCTCAAGTTTTAACATTGCTTTAGCTGACTCCATCTCCAACTTCATCCTGTCTAGCTCTAATTTTTGTGCGTCTGTTTGTGCTTTTAATTGAGCCTTTTCTCTTTCAACGTTTGCTATTGCTTCAGCTGCTTGTACTTGAGGGTCAGATGCTCCACCAGCTGCTTGTTGCTGTGCTAACATATCAGATTGTTCTTGAGTTACATCTTTTAAGAAACCAGATTCGTCTTTAAATCCTGCCATGTTTACAAACTTAGCTAATGTATCTCTGTATTGTTTTAAAGATACTAATGGATTGTTAAGACCATACTGTGTAAGCATTTGCTCTTGCTTATCTAATACCATTTGCATAACACCTAATTGTTCTTGTTTACTACCAGTGCCTAAACCAACATTAACTGTTACATTATATTCTGTATTCCACTCTCTAGGGTCCATGGGTAAAAACTTATTATTTATTTTAATGATTCTTTCTTTATTTTGGTACTTGCAAACTAAATGCAATATACCTTTCATTAAGGAACTAACACCAGTATCTGCAAATATTCTAGCAATAAGTTCTATCTTGCCACCTGCTGCACTACTCATACTTGCTACTGCTGTAGCAGTTACGTTCTGTAGTATATTAGGGTCTAAACCTTGACTAGCCTCTGATACTCCGCTACGTTTAGCCTGAACTGTATCTAAATAATCTAACATTGGAAATGATTGGGCAGCATTAGATTGCACTGTTAATGGTATTAAAGCATTAGGATTCTTAACTCTAATAACTCCACCTGCAGTAGATGTTAATAAATCATCTAAATTAACTTGTCCTTCAACCGCTCCAACTCTATAATTATTAGTTAAGTATAAGTTATCTAGCATTTGCCTTGTGATAGTAGATTTAATTAATTGTAAGTCTACTGCTCTATCTGCAAGTGATTGACCAAAAAACTTATGGGGTATTGGGAAGGGGCAAATAGAATGGAAAGGTACATAATCACACTCTTCATGCATTAATATCTGATTATCGGCATAACATACTCTATGTAACTCTGCTACACCATCTTCATCCATATCTGTTCTTACATAACACTCATAGTACTCTACTAACTCCATGCTTTCATCATTAGTGTCGTTAGTATTATATGGTTGCTCACCAGAACCAAATCTTGCTACTCTCTCTGGTGTAAAGTCTAATGTATCACCAATAGATAATGATTTAACTACTTCTGGGTCATAACCCATAGCTATTAAGTCAGACCTAGTAACTAAACTTCTTTGTGCTACAAAAGTAGCGTCTTCAATAGTAGTCGCTCTTTTATCTATTAAAAATTCTTCTGGTGCTACATTTTCTATTTTAACATTAGATGAATCTTTTGTTCTTTTACAAACCACATTATAATAAACAACTTCTAAAGGCTCTACGTCTTCAAATAAAGGTTCACCTACATCATTCATTATAGGTTGACCCATAGGGTCTAACACAATTCTAGGTTCTTGAGGTATTTGCTCTACAATTTGTTCTTGCTCTACAACCTCTACTTCATCATCTTGCATTATCATTGCTAACTCGTCTTCTGTTAGCTTCTTATATTTTTCTTTTGTAGTATCTACTTTGTCATTCCAATATGCCTTAACTATACCTACTTTTTGGCAAAGAGCATCCCACATCCAAGCATTCATAACTTCAAAGCCATTATTATCTTTATAGAAAATATGATTAACATACTTAGTAGCCTGTTCAGCAACCTCACCATCTCCCTCATTAACAGGTTCGAATACAACGGCATTATTGGATTGTGTGAATACCTTCATAATTTGTGGTAATGCACCATCTACTACTTCTGCAACTTCACCTGTCACTATTTGAGACCTACCTTCTACTTCGTTACCATATGGTTCTCTCATATAGTATTCTAGAGCTGTTTGTCGCTCTAGAGATGTCTCTGTTTGTATAAAGCCTAATGAATCATCTATATGCGACTCAATAAGGTTTACAAATGTTCTTTCATCATCTTGTGATACTTTCATTTTATTTTTTTCATAAGCCATTTAATACGGTATCCCTAAGTTTCTTAGTATTTTAATTCTGTTTTCTTCCCTGTCAAAATAATCAGGGCTTAAATCTTTACTAGGCATAAATGTTATATCAACAGGCCTTGTTTTTTCACCTATAAAAGCATTTCCTAATCTAGATGGTAATGTACCTATTCCTTTACCTAAATCAAATCCTTCGTTAGGCATAACAAAAGTTTCTTTAGCAACTAAACCAAGTTTTTGCATATTACTTAAATCTTT